GATTATTTTTAAGATCAAATGCTCCATCAAAACAAGTAGGGCAAATTAACATCTGATAACTATTTAATTGCATTACTCTATGTGGATATACAAAACTGCATTGATCACACATAGCCATAGCATTACGATTAGTTGCCATTATATATACCTTAGTTTCGGTCTAATTAATAAACTTGCTCTCTCTCTATCTTCTTCCATAGCTACTGCTAATTTCTCTTCATAGTTCATTTTTAACATATTAATTCTTTCCATAGGAATACCTGTTCTTTTCATAGCTAAATAATATGATAAACCACATGTTAAAGCTGGTAAAAATCTTATAGGTGCATCTGCATTTTGATCTGCAGATTTATCTACATCTTGTAATTGTCTAAAAAATTCTATATTTAAAATACCAGTAGAATTATCTGGTGTAGGATATAATTTTATTTCTGGATTATTAACACCACGTTCTACTGTATATTGTGTTGGTCTACCTGTTTGATTCTTATTAGGTAGATTATGATATTCTTCTCTTGATATTCTTTCTAATGCTATGTCAGTTCCTGATACACTTGTTGAATAGGTAACAGCTAAAGCATCTATAGTGTAATCAGCTAAAGATACTGAAGCTATAGTATCTGCTACAGTTACAACAGTTGTACTTATAGACCATAAAAGAACTCCTCTATTCTGCCAATCATTTAACATTAAGTTAATTGATCTTCTAGCAGAAGCAGGTTCATGACCAAGAGTTTGTTCACCACCAATCATTTCAGTAGCTTCTTGAATTATTTCATCTATTTCTAAATTAAAATTATATGTACCTGATGTTGCCATTTAACATTTCCATTATTTATTATTTTTTTCTTTCATGAAAAATCCTAATGCACCTGCTACACCACAACCAATCATAACAATACTTTGCCATAAATCACTTGGTATAATTACTCCTATCATAGCTAATACTGCTGCAATAGCAGAATAAGATGATGGTTCTTTAAAACGATATATTAATTCTTGCATGTTATCCTCCTTTATTTAGGCTGAACGGACTGCACCCCAACCTCTTTGGGCTGCTCCGACACCTAATGGTTTACTTGTTTTTTTCTTACCTCTAATACTTCTATTTTTTATTATCTTTGGAATAAATTTAGTTTTCTTTTTAGCTTTAACTTTGCCACCTTTAGCATATGTATTTTCACCTAATAAAAAATTCATAAAATCTGATTGTAAACCTTCTGGATTGAGTATTTCATCCATTCTTGGATCAACATCTAGGTCTCTCATATACAACTCAGGATCTTGTGTATACCTTGTTAATGCTCTAGGATTAATTCGTGCACCTTGTTTTGGTGAAGCAAGGGGAATATCTGATATATGTCTTGTTAAATCTCCTTGAGTACGATAATACTGTTCATTAAAGGCTTTAATAGTTTGAGCTAAATCTTCAGGTGTAAGACGTTCTCTTATTGCTTTTCTTATATTTGGATCTGGTACTAAATCATTTAATGAGTATTGTCTACTTGGTCTTAAATCTACAGGCTCTGTTATTCGACTTCCTAACTCTTCTAATTCTTCTGCAGCTCTTAATTTAGGATCTCTAATTTGTTGTATTTGTTCTCTTTCTGAAAATATTTTTTCTGGTGAAGCAAAAGAAAAATCTTCATCTAATGCATGTTGTCCCATAACTGCATCTACTTCTTCTCTTGCTAACTCATCAGCTGCTGAATGGTTATATCCTGCTTCCTTACTTTCATAATATTTTTTCATATAAACTTTTTCAGCTCGATTAACTAAAGCTTTTTCTTCTGCTGATAGTAAAGCCTTTTCTTCAGGAGGTATATTTAATAATGTAGAAGTATTTTTTCTTGTCTTGAAGCCACCTAAAAAATCAGAACCAAAAGCACCTTGTAATCTTGCTCTATATGTATTTAGTAAAGAGCTTGCATCTCGAGAATATATATTAGCAAGATTAACATTACCTCCTTGATCTATTATTTCTTGTTGCCAAGGTTTTGGTTTTGGAGTATTTTCTGCCATTACTGAAAAACGTCCTCTTACTACATCTTGTAAAGTAGGTCCTCCACCTGATGGCATTAATTCTGATTCACGTATAGCAAGTGGATCTCTTTTTATTTTTTGTGCAATACCTGTTTCTGGATTAATTTCATAATCCATAAAACTTTCTGGATCGTCTTTAACTGCTTGTGTAAATCTTTGCCATGCGTCTGCTTCTGGAGAGATTTGTCCTTTTTCTTTTTTAAGAGCTTGAGTTAAAACTCTTTCTGCTCGATTAGCAAATACCATTCCTTCTTTAGTTCCTCGATTACCTGCTACATTTAAAGTTTGTATATTATTTGTACTTAAAAAATCTTTTAATGCACCTGTAGAAGGATTTATTTTAAAAGGTTTGCCTACTTTTTTTAAAATATTTATTGTTGCTTTAGTTCCTGCACTAGTAATATCACCAAAAATAACAGTTCCATCAGAATCTAATATATTATCTTGTGTTCTTACATTATAATTAGACGAATCACTTTCCTTTAAATTATTTTTTAAATCATCAGTAGAAAGACGTGCATTTTGTATATTATTTCGTTTATAATTTTTTGGAGCTGTTCCTCCAATATCTAATCCTAACTTTCTTCCTACTATTAATCCAGTTTCATCAACTCCTGTTTGTCCTCCTGATATAATTTTTTGTACACCAGAAATAGGTCCTTCACCTTTAAAACCTCTTTGACCAAATTTAGTGTCACCTAGCATAGTTAAAGGTAAGTCCATTTGATCAACATCTGTTACTGCTCTTTTAGCTTCTCTACCAGAAATACCTAATGTACCTTTTTCTAAATAATTTAAAATATCACCTGAACCTATTTTGTTTCTTCCTCTAGTTCTTCCTTTTAATTTATTAAATAAAAAACGAACAACTTCATCACTATTTAATTCTTTTTGTACTTGTTTTTCAACTTTTCTAATTGCAGAACTTCCTATATCATCTACTTCTCCAAATCTAGGTTGATACTCAGATGCTACTTCATTTATTCGCTGTGTAAATTCTTTTAATTTATTAATAGTTGGTTCTCTATAACCTTCATATAGAAATTCACGTTCTCCTCTTGCTGCTCTACCAATATTTGCTTTTCTCATAGATGAACCTGGACGTAAGTCATCAAGTTCTTCCGTTAAAAATTTATTTAAATCTAGTTCTTCAAATTTCCATTGATCTTCTCTTTTCTTATAACCTTCAGCAGCTACTGATTTACCAGTATCTGTATCTATTATTTTTTTAGCTTTAAATTTTCCTCGTTTATCTTTAACTTTTTTACTTTTAATAGTATATGTATCTGTTTTACTTAATGAATCTTCTAAAAATCCTAGTAAATCTGTTTTTATACCTTGAGGTTTAGATTTTGATCTTCCAGTAATTATAGTTGTATCTATATCTTTTACTAAAGGTTTAATTGTTTTATTAACAAATTTTCCTAACTCGCTTTTATTTAAAGTAGGCATAGTTTTATTTATAGCATTAGGACCTTTTATATAATCACTAAAAGCTTCAATAACTTCTGTTCCTGCTTTTTGTAAAAGTTTAGTAAGGAATCTAGTATTCATTAATAGTCAATCTGTCCTGAAATTACTGGAACATCATTAGTAGATGTTTTAAAAGATTCTCCTTGAGGATAGTC